AAGGAACAATGAACATTCTGTTTTTCGTGCTTAAAACGAAATTGTTGAAAAACGGTGAGGCACCGGTATTGATGCGGATAACCATCAATGGAGACTATGACGATGTACGTATCCAAAGAAGCGTGCCCCTGAACTTATGGAACGCCGCCAAAGGATGCAGTAAAGGCAGGGACAGGGCATCAGTGGCACTGAACGCCTATATTGCCGAACTGCACGCACGCGCCTTGGAAAAACACAAGGAACTGGTATTGGAACAGGCCCTGATTACCCCAAAACTGATTCTTAAACGTGTTTTCGGGAAAGACACCGAAATGCGTACACTGCTCGGCACCATGAGGGAAGGCATCAAGGAAATGGAAACATTGGCGGGTATAGACTACTCTCCCGTCACGATCAACCGGTATAAGAACGTGGTGAAGAAATTACAGCTGCTCATCCCCTCTTATTACGGAAAGGAGGATGTCACTTTCCATGAGCTGACACCGGAGTTCATCCGTGCGTTTGACATCTACCTGAAAACGGAGGCGGGGTTGTGCCGGAACACCATAGTCCGTTATATGAAATGCTTCAAGAAATTTACCAATATGGCATTGGCAAAGGAATGGATACGCAAGAATCCCTTTTACGGCTACAAGATGGAGCAGGACGAGACCGATCCGGTATTCCTGACCTATGACGAGTTGCAGACCGTAATGAAAAAGAAATTCACCATTCCACGGCTTGAACTGGTCAGGGATGTCTTTGTCTTCGCGTGTTTCACCGGTCTGGCATTCTCCGATGTTGCCAGTCTGAACAAAGAGAATCTGGTACAGGACAATCTCGGAGACTGGTGGATAAGAAAAGGAAGGGTCAAATTGGAACACCGTAGGAAGGCCTCTTCCATCAGCAATATTCCATTGCTGCCCGTACCCCTGGCCATATTGGAGAAATACAAGGAACATCCGACCTGCATTAAGAAAGGATGCTGTTTGCCCGTCATGTGTAATCAGAAGATGAACAGCTACCTCAAGGAAATAGCCGATTTCTGCGGCATTAAGAAGAATCTGACCACGCATGTAGCCCGTCACACTTTCGGGACTACGGTCACGCTTGCCAACAATGTGCCTCTTCAAGATGTTTCCGTCATGCTCGGCCATGCCTCCACACGTATGACACAGCATTATGCACGGGTCATGAACAGCAGCCTGAAAGAAGCAATGAACAACGTGAAGGAGCGTCTTGCACAATAAGTATACAAATTCAGTCATTAAGCCGTCCCCCTAGGGATGGCTTTTTTTGTAATCTATAATTCACAATATCCTGCCGTCCTTTCAATTTCTTACCTGCAAATATAGCCATTTGTCGGGTTGATTGCGCAAGGCGGCCCCTTTCAGGGGCTGGTTGGCTAAAAGAAAATCATCCTCGCTTCGCTGCGGTATTTTCTTTTGCCAAGCCTTGCTCAATCCCCGACAAAGGACAGCCCGGCAAGTAAGAAAACGAAAATCCGGCTCCATGGAGCCGATCATGTCAAACTTTAAAAAATAAAGGTATGAACAGAAAGACGACAAGCAAAGGACAGCAGGAAGCCAATCCGGAAATGACGATGTTGGTTTATCGGGAAATGAGCTATCCTGCACGGGAAGTGCAAGGCAAAGATGGGAACTATCTGGTTTCCGTAGAAAGACTGGAACAGGAACTGCTGGATGGCATCAGAAGCCTTGATCCGGCAGCATTCGATTTGGACGAAGAAATCGCTTACTATTGTTCGGACGAAGAGATCCGCCTGTTGACGGACGATGAACTGGAAGAAATGATTTACGGCTGACATTTAAAAAAGTAATGATTATGAATGAAACAACAGCAAAGGTCTGCGAAGAGCAAGTAGCAGACCTTACCATAGAGAATGCACACAGGGTCACGATGATCCGGAAAAAAGGTACGGACTATCCCCCCGTACCGTTCCATTTCAGAAAGGAGCATCATGGAACGGGCAACTATGTACACCTGTACGGAAATCCGGAAGATCGCAATGAATTGCATTCCAGGGATTTCAAAGACTGGCAAGCCGTAGCATTCAAACATCCGGGCTATCTGGATGATATGTGGAAACAGGCTTGCGACGCATACGCCTGGAGTTCCTTCAATCCGGAGATTCGCGGCGAGACGGACATCATGATTTACGGAGAGGAGCTGCACAACGACCTGCAACTCATGCCGGAAGAGGAAGGGGATACATACATCGCCGCCTACCGGCAGAAGTTGTCCGCCCAGCTCTCGGTCCTCTCCCACTGTGCCAACCCGATGGTGACGGGACGGAGCGGATTTGATTACTACAGGCAGGAAAAAACGAACAGAAGCTATCAGAACTGTTACGAAGAATTCCGCAATTGGCGGAAAAAAGTTCTTGAAACCATCAGACGGAAAAAGGAAGCCGCACGACCGGAGGAAGAGAAACAGGAAAAGGCATGGCAGACGCTCAAACGCGACATCAAGAGCAGCGCCGACACCATCCATGGGATTGATACCGGACAATGCCGGGGCTATAGCCGTGCCCTGTTTGTCAGCAGCATCCTGAACAAGGTATCCACCCTGGCCAATCACGGGGAAGTGGAAATCGTCCGTAGGGCCGTGGACTTCATTTCCGAATATAACGCAAGGGTGAAGAAACCCGTCATCACACCGAGAAACAAATTCTTCCAATTGCCGGAACTGGCGGAACGGATGCGCGAAAAGCTGAAAGCGATGCAAAGCCGGGAAAACAAGGAAGTGCCGTTCGAGGGCGGAACACTTGTATGGAACTATGGGGAAGACCGCCTTCAGATCCTGTTTGACAGGATTCCCGAAGACAGCAGACGAAAGGAACTGAAATCCTCCGGATTCCGCTGGTCACCCAAAAACAAGGCATGGCAACGGCAGCTTACCTCCAATGCTCTCGGTGCCGCAAAAAGATTGTTGGACCTTCAAAACATCTGAGCCATGAAAAACGACAATTTGAGATTCATCATTGATTCACGTTGCTTTGACGGCAGTTGCCTGACCGTCATGTCTGATGGGATACATAGTGATTATGGTCACGAAACACTGGAAGAATTGAGGGAAAGGGAAAATAACCCCAGCCTCATTGCCGTGCCCGGGAATGCCATCTGCAAAAAAATGCAGATCCACCTGCAGTCTCTCTGCGCCCCGTTCTGTGAAATTACGGAAGAGGACTATTTTGACTATATGGACACCCAGCCACCCATCCGGCACACCCGGAATTTCTTTTTCATGAGCGAGCCGTATCATGCCGGCATTCACCGGTTCTGCTTCCGGATAGACGGACGGTATTTTACGGGGCTGCGTTCCGTGAACACACCAAGAAAGGATTTGGAACAGCAAATGGACAGACATTACCGGAAGGTCACATTCAAAGGCGGCATCCTCAAAGAAAAACCAATGGGAATATTTGACCATACACGGCATAGTTTCACAGTTATAGTCCCATATCTGTTCCTTGACAAAAATGGAGAGAAGAAATTCATCTGCAACCTGGTGAAAGGTACGGACGAATCCTCCGGCAAGGATGCAAGACAGAAAACAACCAGGGTTCTCCAAAGCTTGCGCCGCCATCATTTCCTCTACTTCTCCGGCTATGAGGGAAACGACGATATGGGCAGATTCCTGGAAAGAGTGGTGCAAAACAGACATACCCTGTCAGCAAACGGGGATTTTCTGCAATATCCCACCAACCGAGAGTCTGTGTCTTTCGCCGGAACGGTCAAAGAAACAGGGGAAAAGTTCTTTTACCGCATCTACGACCTGGAACTGTTCCATTACCTGCTGTACAAGCTGCGGAGCATCAGAATGGAAAAGAAGGAAGTGCAGGCTTGAATCAGTATGCAGGATGGGTTCCCGGCAGGGTTTCCATTCTGCACATGTATCAGAAATCCAACAAAAAAACGCAATATGAACCATACAGACTTTTACGCCCGGATAAGGGCTATCAAAGAAATGGAATACAGGGAATTGTATGCAGCCATAGAACTGCATGGAGCTTCCTATGAATGGAACAGCAATGATGGGGAATGCCCCGTCATTGCTGTCAATACAGGCAGCGTACAACCGGCTCCGGCTGATGTGCTGATTTGCAGGGTTACCATCGAGAACGGCAACTTGCGCCTCTATGGTGTAGAGAATGAATACGGGAATGAGGTAAACTTCCAGCCGGATGAAGCCTTTGCCGGACATCTGTCATATATCATAGATTGTTTGCCGCCCGTCAACGGAGTGGATGATGTGACAACATTAAAGACAGAGGAGGAAGCGGTATGAAGAAGGAAAAACAATCCTGGACGGACTATGTTCCTCATTCGGTCAGCCTCTATTACGTGGACTACCGGGAGAATTTGGACAGCCATGATGATTTGCAGGAGCAGTGCATCCGTCGGAACAGTCTCGATCCATTGGAAGAACAAATCCTGGAGTGGTATGCCGATCAGGAACATGACAACCTGCAAGGGTATCTCTCGGAGATACGGAATGAGATGGAAGCGGACGGGAAATCCGCCGAATATATCCGACATGAGGAGAAGATAAAAGACCTGCTTTACGAACGGAACAATACCGATCCGGCAGAAGAACTGATAGACAATTCCGCTGTAACCAATATGTTCTACTCCCTTGGAGTCGAAATCGAGGGCTATGTGTACGGAGGCTGTGGGCGCGGAGAATCCGAAACGGTCTCTCTTCGTAAAATCAGACGAGCGCTTCAACTGAAGGAAGGGCTGTTTACCGATGAACTCCATGAACTTCTGGTCAATGCTCCGTACGGTGGCGAACTCCGCATCTATTTCAATGCCATATTCTCCAGACTGATTACGGGAGATACTTCACATGATTTCAAGCGCATCCGATTCTATGGAGGTGTCATTGTTGCTATTGTAGACAGCCGGAATGGTGCGGGGTATCATGTAAGTCTTCAGACTGACATCACCCTTCCGTTCTACAGGGACAATCTTTTTGTGGATTCTCAGGTACATTATTCCTATGCGAATGAAATTTGCGGGTTGTTGAACAGCTGGTGTGATTCCACCCGTTGGGAAACCGGAATGATGCCTCTGGAAGTCACTTTGCAGAAGAGTCACATAAATGAATATCAGAAGCAGGAAGCTCTTTATGAAAAAAGGTTTCGGGAAGGCGGATGTACTTTTGGAGACATGAACCATAAACGTCACAGAGATACCTATTATATAAACAGCTTCCCATGCGGTACCAAATGTCCGCATTGCGGCACGTTTTGGATTGACTGAAAACAGACGAGTCTTTTACACATCTTGAAAATGAATAAAACTATGGATAATCAAAGAACAAAGATGCTGGGTGAGAACCTGACGCACTACAGAAATCTTCAGGAGAACGGCTCTGTAAACCTGATCGAATTTCACACAACCGACAACCGGAAATTCGGCATCGGAAATCCGGATGCCATCAAGCTGTTGCTCTCGGCAGCCGTTACCGAACTGGAACGCCAGCTCCATATAGCGCAGTCCGGAGGTTTACCGGAACGGTTGGAACAAAGCCGGGAGTATAAGGCGGCAAAGGCACTGGAACAGGCACTGAATGATACGGGATTCAGTCCCGAACGTTTTGCAGAGACACTCCCGTTTTTCCATAAGACCTTGGAACAGACATTTTTCAAAACAATAAAGGCATGTATCATCGCCATGGCAAAACGTGAGTCGTGCCGGATTGACAGCCGAAATCAAGCGTCTTACGAAATGTGCCGGATGCTCGCGCCCATGCTGGAAGATACCGACTTACCCTTTATTTGACGACATGGAATTCAAGTATGACCGAAAAGCGAACTCCAGTGCTGAAAAGCCGGAGTTCGCTTTTTCATTGTTTAACAGATAAAACACCAAAGTTATGAAAATCCTGAATGAAGAACATTTCGAGAACGTAAAGCGCTATGCCGAATCCATTGGTGACACCTCACTTCAAAAGTGCTTGGAACGGTTGAAGAGTTGGGAAGGGAATCCTGACTATCCCAGTGAGATTTCACTCTACTATGACCATGCCCCATACTCGTTCGGCTTTACCCAGCATTATGCTGATGGAAGAATAGGTATCGTAGGAGGTCTGCTCTATCATGGAATACCTAACAGGTCGTTTGCCGTAACATTGCAGCCGTTCCACGGATGGCAGATACATACCTGAAAAACATGAAACTTGACAATGACCGAAAAGCAGACTTCAGAACAGAGAATCCGAGGTCTGCTTTTTCATTTCTTGCTGTAAAGATAGCCGT